GCTAACTGGCGACAACTCTTACGGCATATTCCAAATCAACATGATTAACTCTCTAGGCGAAGACCGTAGAGAGAAGTTCGACTTAGACCATAATGCGGACTTGTTCAACCCAGTTAAGAACGCTCAAATTGCTATGCACATGAGCAATGGTGGAAGCGACTGGACTTCATGGCACATAGGCAAAGACGCTTATACTAGTACTAGTGGAAAGCACTACGCTAAGTTCAAAGAGTGGCTTAGCAAATTCCCCACAGAAAAGAAGTGAGACTATGAGCGAGCAAGAAAACCTTATGCCGTTGCTTGGTTCTGTAGCACCTTCAACTAATGAGCAAGCGCTCGCCGTTGAGTCTGAGCCAGTAGCGATTAAAGAAGAGCCAAAGAAGGACAAGAAAGCCCCAACCTTTCAAGCCAACCCAGATAAGTACATTTATCTTTCAGCATTAAAAGTTAATGCTTATGAAGGAAACTCTGAATCAGTAAAGACAGTTCAACTGCGGTTGAATGACTTGGGCTTTAGTTCAGTAATGAATGATAAGTTTGGTCGTCTTGGTGAAGGAGCAGTAGAAGCAATTAACGCATTTAGAAAGTCTAAAGGACTTAAGGAGTGCGGTTGCTTTGATGAAGAAGTTTTGGCTTATCTCTTTGATGGTCAAAGTGTCGGAGTTCTTCCATAAACTAAGACAACAAAAAACCCCCTTCCTTTTTAGGTCGGGGGTTTTTGTTTTAGTTCTTATGACTGTGCAAAGACTTCTAACAAGCGGTTAGCATAATCAGAGTCAAGACCTAGTTGCTCACCTTCATCATCATAACCCCCAGCGATTACAACATCACCGAGAATTACATCAGGAAAGTTTGGGAAGTTAGCCAACCAAATTTCAGTTGCTCTTTCATTTATTGGAAGACCTTGCAACTTTCCTTCTTCATTCATAATTAAGGTGTATCCACTTTCAAGAGTCTTTGGCTCAATAAGACCGCCTACCGCCATTTGAAGTGTTAGTAGTTCATTACTATCTGCCGATAGGTCAATGATAGAAGCGTTTCCTTCTGCCGTTAGTTTGATTGCTAGTTTCATTTTGTTTCTCCCTAGTGCGGTACTTTGTTTCCCGCTTAGATAAATAATAAACTACTTTCCTGCACTATGCAAGATTAAAAGAAAGCTTTTGTGCGGTGTGTCTTAAAAAGGATCCTGGAAAGGAAAAGAAAAAACCCCCCTAAGAGAAGTTAGGGGGGTTAATTCTATGCGGTTACTTGGTTAGGAGAAGTTCCAAGATTTCGCTATCTGAAAGGTTGCGGTAAGGGTTCTCATAAGAGTTTGGGTTCTCTTCAGTTACCTTAACCTTTAGTACGGTTGCACTCATTTCCTTTGCATTCTTTGCGGTTTCAGTAATTAAATCGCATGCATTTGATGCGGTATCAACATGGAAAGAATAATCTCTTTCTGTAGTGATTGTTCCATTTGAAGTTGTTTCTGTGTACTTGATTGTAATTTGGACTCCGTATGACATTTTATTTCTCCCTAGTTCTTTGTAAGTCCCCTTGACTTACAAGATAAACAATAGGCTACTTTCCTGCACTTTACAAGTCTAAAAGTAGTCATGACCAGTCCTACTTTTTAGGCTAGTAGTCAGTAGGTTACTAGTCAGTAGGTAGTAGTTAATAAGTTACTAGTCAGTAGGTCTTAGTAACTACTAGTCAGTAAGTTACTAGTCAGTAGGTAGTAGTTAATAAGTTCCTAAGTTCTTTTGAAGTTGTATGACAGAAAAAGAAAACAAAACAAATAGAAAGCAATAGACAAAACACAAAAGCCTAAAAGCATTAAAAAGCCTGTAAAAATGTAATAAAAGAAAAAATTCTTTGCCTTGCCTTTAAATTTCCTGCCTAAAAAGTAAATTTTTAAAAGTGGAAAAATAAAAGATTTTTTTAGAAAAAAGGCCCGGAACGATTTTGGAAAGGGCAAAATACATACATATCCTTCTCCGGGGCCAAAAGCAAAATATGGAAAGGTTCATAAATTTAAAGCTGTCGTACAAGATTGGATCCCCTTTCTTCTCGTACACCCCTTTAAAAACTCGGTACAATAAGACCATGCTGAACCCACCTAAACTTCCCCTAGAGGAGGTTATGTATCTCTCGACGCTCACACGCTCAGAGATGGAATCACGCCTACGCTCGCTGTGGAAGGCAGGTTGGTCACTGGGCGTTATCGGAAACTCCCTCAGCCCCGTTGTTCCTAAGACCACCATTCATTTTTGGGTCCGTAGATCTCCAGATGTTAAGCAGTTGAAAGCAGTTCCATTGCCACCCCCAAAGTCTTTGACAACCTCTGTGCCTACAAAGCATGCCCCTCGTTTAAAGTCCATCTCTCCGGGCGTCCCTCCCGAGATCAGGATTAGACTTCGTGAGCTTTCTACCCTTTCAAAGCGCTACAGAGCCAAGACACCTCCAACCAGCCCTCTAGCTCAGGCAAACAACGAGCTCACTCAGATTGCAAGGCAGCTTAGGAGCCGTGGAGTGCCTACAGCAGCCATCGCAGAGGCCGCAGGGGTCACATACCGTGCCATGGCAAGGCGTCTTAGCCAATGAGCCGCCTCTATAAGACTAAGACAGGGACATACAAGGACACAGAGCTTGTTGTCGTTGTTTGGAAGAACCCTAAGAAGTCTAAAAGACCTCAGTCACGATCCCTTGAGACTATGTCTGCCCCTAACTCAAGCTACCCAATGGCTTTCCCCCTAGCTGCTCTTAAGAGCCACTATGCGTGGAAAGAGGCAAAGCACGTTAAAAGCTCTGAAGACTTTGATTTGAGCATTGAGACCAGCTCTAGAGAGGCTCCAGTAATACTTGATTTACATTTGGCAGGTTACACGCTAGGCTGGAATGACTTTTATGTCCCTGAAGAATACACAGAGTTTGGATAAACCTTTTGAGAGCAGTATCAGATGTCTTCCCAGCACTAGTTTGGATCGCCCCACCCAATTCCGTTGGTCTTGATGAGCTTTCTATACCTGGACCATCTCCGCAGGGCACTCGCAAGGTTGACAGAGTCCGAGTAGTACTGCTTGGTGATAGCATTTTGATAGCGCAGGACTCTCCACAAGGCCCTACACTGGTTTTCAGAGAGAAGTACACCCATAGGCACGTCGATGGGAAGCTTCAAGCAGTTTTAACAGAGTCCGAAAAGGTTGTGGCTTTTATCAAGGACGCTTCTTGCGGTTGTGGGTCGCGTCTTAGAGGTTGGAATCCATACGGACAAAACAATTCCGTCTACTCGAATCAGGACCCAACAGAATGAAAGATATAACTCTTCTGCAGTTTGTTCTTCTAGGACTGGCTACATATCGTGTAACCCGCCTAGTAACGAGGGACATGGTTACAGCCCCTTTGCGTAATGCCTTTTGGAAAAAATTTCCACCAGAGTCTTCCTACATCGGATATTTATCCACCTGTGAGTGGTGTTTTAGCTTTTGGATAGGATCAGCCTTCGTACTTTCCGCTATCATTATTCCATCAGTAACCTACATAGTGGCTGCCGTTTATGCGGTATCTGCTATAGCAGGACTGTTGACTGCATATGAAGATAAGTAAGACTTCATATTCCGCAACTAGGATGACAAGGAGTTACCGTGGGTCTATTTACTAATGACACACCTGATCAACCAACTCCTCCACCATCCCAGCCAAAGCGTAAGAAAACTAAGTCAACATTTTCTCGTTCTACACAAATAATTCAGGCTCCAAAGCCTTCAACAATCTCATCTGTATTTACTAACACAGCGCAATCTGCAAGCTACTCAACTCCTAGAACTCTTACAGCTGCAGCAGCTCAAATTAAAGTTAATGACAAGGGTGAGTTCGAGCAATTTAGAATTCGTCGTTCTGCTGGATCAAGTGCATGGCAAGCAGAAGCATGGGAATACTACGACGCAATCGGTGAAATCAAGTATGCATTTAATTTAGTTGCATCAGTTGTTTCACGAATTAGAATTTATGCAGCAGTAATTGATGATCCATCAGAAACTCCAATCTCTGTTCGTCAATCAGAGCTAGTAGATGATCGTCTTGCTGCAGCAGCAGAACGTGCACTTGCACGATTGAATTCTGCATACGGTGGACAAGCTGGACTCCTTAGAGATGCTGCACTTAACCTTGCAGTAGCTGGAGAATGTTATCTAGTTCAGATGCCAGCTAAGCCATCACAGTGATTGCCAGAGTCTTGGGACATTCGTTCTGTTGATGAAGTAACAACTGATCCTCGTGGCGGATTTAATGTTATTGGTCGCCGTGAACAGTCCACTACAACACAAGGCGGAACTGGTCAATCATCTAAATTAGGTAAAGATGCATTTGTTGGACGTATCTGGCGTTCACATCCTCGTTTTTCTGACGAAGCAGATTCATCACTTCGTGGTTTGTTAGATCTCTGCGCTGAACTTCTTCTCCTCAACAGAACATTCCGTGCAACTGCACGTTCACGTCTGAATGCAGGTGCTCTTTACTTGCCAGACGGACTTTCTGTTGCTTCACAAGGCGATGGAGATTTCCCTTACGACTCAGAAGATGGCATTGGTCCAAACTTTACTGCTGAAGAAGCAGAAGATGAGTTCGAAGAGCAATTGATGGATGCTATGACTACTCCAATTCGTGATGAAGAGTCTGCTTCCGCTGTTGTTCCACTTATTATTCGTGGTCCTGCAGAACTTGGCGACAAGATTAAGCAGTTTAAGTTCGAGCGTTCATTTGACCCAGCACTTGCAGAGCGTTCAGATCGTGTACTAGAGCGTATCTTGCAGGGACTTGATGTTCCAAAGGATGTTGTAACAGGTCTTGCAAATGTTAAGTACTCAAATGCAATGCAGATTGATGAATCACTTTACAAGGCGCACATCGAGCCACTTATGTTGCTCATTGCAGATGCTCTAACAGTTGTTTATCTTCGCCCATACCTCATCGCAAATGGTTTTGAAGAGACACAAGTAAATCGCATCGTCGTTTGGTATGACCCATCAGCAATTGCAACTCGTAATGACCGTGCAACAGATGCTGACGCAGGATTTGACCGTATGGCAGTCTCTGCAAACACATGGCGTCGTGCTCACGGCTTCTCAGATGCAGATGCACCAACTCCAAAGGAACTTTCAATCAGACTCTTACAAGAGCGTGGTGTATTTACTCCAGAATTTACAGAAGCAATGCTTTCAGCTCTTGCTCCAGAAGTTATTAACACAGTTCGTTCACAGCAACAGCAATCTTCAGTCGCTCCAATCCCACCTGAGCTACAAGCAGCACTAGATGCAGCAAGTGAAGGTGCAGAAGCTGCAGGAATTGCTACAGAGGCTCCCGCAGAAGGGCAAGAGCAGTAATGTCTGATAAGCCAATCGACAATGTAGTTACTTCACTTGTCTCTGCTGGAGATCCTTGCTGGGAAGGCTACAAGCAAGTTGGTATGAAGAAAGGCGAAGACGGAAAAATGGTTCCTAACTGTGTACCTGTTGACGCTTCAGATGATTCAGAGTTTGCAGCAAAGAAAAAGAGAACAATTTCTCAAACTCCTGCTCCTAAGAAGGATCAGATTAAAGGTTCTAGCAAAAACAAAAAGGGATCTGCATCAGGAACTCGTAAAGTTAAGTTTTCTGCAGCAGTAGAGAAGTCTTTGAAAAATAAAGTTGAAACTCATAACGAAAAAGCAGGTAAGGGTCGTCGTGCAACCCTCGGAATGCTTAAAGCTGTCTATCGCAGAGGTGCAGGTGCTTACAGCGTCTCACATCGTCCAGGTATGACACGCAATCAGTGGGCTATGGGTCGTGTAAATGCATTTTTAAGATTGTGGAAGTCTGGAAAGCCATCAAACTCTGCTTACACAACAGATAATGATCTACTGCCTTCTGGT